TTTATAAAAAAAAAAACAATATTAAACGAAAAAAAGTCCGGACGACTAAAACCATCCGGACTAAACTACTACGCATAAAGCAGAATAAGCTACTTCTGTGTCTTCTTCTTGACTGTAGAGGTTGTAGGCTTCTTGGCGAACCAAGCATCGACCCATGCCTTAATGGCGGGAATGTCGTAAATGCCGTTCGAAGACAAACCAACGACTACACACAGCATCACAACACCAAGCCACTCCGGCTGACCCATCTCAATCAAACCCGCAAAGTAAGCACCAACCGACAGAGCCGTGCCGATAACCCAAGCAACAACCTGTGGCCAGATACCCTTCGTGATCTTAAAAAGACCGTTGACAACACCCGCCAACAAAACCGTAGCGGCAGAAAGAGCCGGAGCAAGCCACCAAAAGCTCTCAGAGAAAATACCTGTAATATCCATAAATAACTATACTAAAATGAAAACCATACTAGTCTAAACCATAAAGTAAACTCATACCATAACTACCGAAACCTAGACCCTAACCGCTCAAGAATCTCACGCTGCTCCCACGGCGTACCCGACGCAGCCTTATAGCAGCCTAAATCAGTCGCCGCAGCCCGCTCCATAGCAGCGTCAATAACAGCATTCAACTCCTCCTGAGTAGACGAAGGACCTAACTCAGAAGCAGATACAGTAGAATCTTTGCAAATCTCACTTATAAACGGCATCGCTATAAATAAAAACCCACACGACGTACAATACTTCACACGAACACTAAAAACGCGTAAACGAATCTTTTACGCTAGAACGTGACCTAGATTTTATATTCGTATGATAATCAAAACACCCAACCCAAATATGTACCACAAAGTCAACAGTACTCAAGTCACCAACTCTATCCCGAAGCCATGGAAACCTAGGATCATCTAACCCATAAAACCCCGACTCGGCAGACATAACGCGAAACACCATCCTATGAGAATTCAACCCGTCAGCATGCTTAGACGGCTCTAAGTAGGCACCTAAGTACCCCTTAAAATCACGCCATAATTTATGAACATGATAAACAGCAGGAATATGCTTTGGATCAGTAGAAAGGTAATGTAAAATAGTACCAATGGAACTTAAACACTCTGAAACATATGAAAATGCGGAATCTGTTGAGACACGACCCAATAACGACTGCAACTGTGCAATCTCCTGCTGAGCTGTCAGCGAATATACTATCTTAACATTCATCCTAAAAACCTGCAAAAGCAATAAGCCAAGCTGTCAAAGCATCACTCTCATCCTGCGGAGCCGGAGCGAAATAACCAGAATCAGAACGAACGTGAGATGACAAGGCGGACATTACTTTGGACTCATCAGCTGATAAAGAAGAATCAGAAACTAGGCTGAACCCACTGTACTCAACAGAATCAGCATCCTCGCACATATGATATATAAACTCACTCATACTCTAAGAAATTAGTATACCACAAACATACGTAAAATTAATTTATAATCCAAATGTTAAACGCTAAAAGAGAGTGCCGCCCTGCGGAACAATCTGAGACGACCGGATAAGACGCGGCCTGCGGTCCTTCCACAACAGATGCTTCTTAGCAACCCGAAGATGCTCCGCGTCCGACATCGGCTTAACATACTCACGCGGGAAATTATGAATCTCAAAGCTGATCTTCTCCTGCATATAAACCTTGAAGCCTACAAGCTGAAGCTTATACTCCGAAATGTCATCACTGCGGAATATCCACAAATGAAGATCACCTAAGAACTTACTCGTCTTGCGGGTAATGCGACCAATGAACTGAAGGAAAGGAATAGGCGTGACCGGAACGTCGAACAACACAACATTATTAATGTAAGTGTAATTGGCAGACTCCGAAGCTGCACGAGTACACAGAATAACATAACTATTCATGAAGCACTGCGACTCCGTAGCCTGTGTAGACTTAAGGACATTCCGAGACGAAGACTCAACGACAACAATAGACCTGCCACGGGAATCCGTAATGCCTGAACGCTGAAGGTGATACATGGCAGCATCCAAAGACGAATAGAAGTCAAAATAAACCAAGACTGACTCATTCCGAGAAGCAATGTCACTAACCAACGTCAATAATGAATCCAACTTGCGAGAACCACCAACACCAAACGTGCCATCCGGATTCAAGCAACCATCCGTAACCGCCTGAAGATAGATAAACCGGGAACTATGGCGCTCCAAGTCCTTGACCGACCGAACGGCACCCTCACGAATCTCAGAACGCGACAAAACCTGCTGAATCCATGTGGCGTCATCACTCTCACCCGACAACATCAAACCCTGAGCAACCTTAGCGTACAAGTCCTGCTCGGAATCCGACATCGTATAATCAATGAAGTGAATATCCAAAGGAACAGGCGGCGTGCCGACAATCATAACCGGACGGAGATAATCCATCAAAGCAGCGCTATCCTTATAATCCGTAATGATACGAGCCTTGCGGAGAGTCATATCCGGATTGCGACCAATAATCTTCTCCTCGATCTTACAGAACTGACTCTGAAAACCACGAACCGACGTGAAAAACCGAGGATAGACAAAGTTAACCAAATGGTAGGTATCCATACAGTTCTTACTTAGCACCGTGGCCGTAACACCCCACAACGCATAGCAGTTCTTAACAAGCAAGCTCATAGTGGAAGTAAGCTGAGCCTTCGAATTCTTGAAGGCATGGACCTCATCAAGAACCGTAACCAACTTACATGAAGACATGTAAATCTGACGAAGGACACCATAGTCCGTCTTGCAATGAGTATGCTTGCCGTAGACAACATCATAGCTATTTAAAAGCTCCAGAACGTCAGCACCCCCAGAAACCTTCTTGATGAAGTCATCCAAAGAAATGGACGTCAAATGAGTATGAGCCGAAGCATCCTTAGCCCAGACCTGCTTGTCATAAGCATTCTTAGGCGTGAGAACCAAAAGGCAATCGGCTAAGCCCCGCGACTTCAAGTAACTGTAGGAATATAAACATACAAGCGTCTTGCCATTACCCGTACTGTCGATCAGGATAGCACGCTTACGGCTAGAAAGACCCTTAGCCAATTCAATCTGCTCTGAAAATAACTGAAAACCGTCTTTAAAAAACCTACCCATAATACACAAAGAAAAGACATGACCTAAGTCATGTCCTCCATAAACGTACCAACCAAGAAGCCAGCACTAAAGCTCGCAGATATAATGAACATCCCAAGACTGAGTCAGAACCTTATCCGCCTCCTTCGAAATAGGAGAATCCTCCGAAAACAACGTGACAACAAAAAGATAGTTACGCATATCATCGTATGTCCCCGCACCATAGTAAAAAGACGGATTCGCAGGCTGCGAATTAGCACTATGATTATCCGTGTTGCCACCAAGAAGCAGACCCATACCGTAAATAAGACCATCATCTACTACAGGAATATCGGCGGCAAGAGTCGACGTAACAACAGTATGATAACCAACGATACCCTCCTCATTAATAAGCTCCGGCTGAGACACAACCAAGCCAGAAGCTAAAGAGTCACAGTACAGAACATGCGGCTGGACATCCGAGAACGTAAGACCCGCAGCACCGCGAAGCAGAGACGAAGCGGTAGACAGAATGTCCTTCTTGAAGTAAAGAACATTCGTAACCGCATAGTCCGACAACTTGCGAGTATCATCCGAAGAAGGCAAAAGCATAAGACGCGACAAGACGCCAACAACATCCTCCGTAACAACCGACGTGGTGCCCGCGGCACGCAAAGAACTACTAACTATCATGGAACAACAGAATATTAAACGGAACCGTTAACTACTATGGTCGAGTTGGTGGCAACATAAACCGAAGCAGGACTCCCCGACGTAGGACCCAGCTCGACAGTATAAGAACTCGAAGTCTCATACTCATTCGCTCCAACACGAATGTAAGGTGCAACGCGAGACGTCACATGCCATGCAGTATTAGACTCAACACTAACCGAAGACGAGAAAGACTCCGAACCGGAACTCGTCACAACACTAGGACTAACACGTATAAAGAAATCCGGAGTGCCAACCTCCATAGCAAAGCGGAGAGTAACGGGATGGGCATCTGTGCCAAAAAGAACCTGAACCGAAACCCCGGCTGGGACCGCACCCTCAAGCAAAGACTGAAGCCTAGAAAGAAAAGCGGACGCTGCAGCACTATCGCCGCCGAACTGACTAGCAATGAAAGTATCCTCCGAAACACCAAAAGACAGAACTAAACGGTTGATAAAACCATCCGGAATCGACATATCAACATAGTTCTTAGTGACACCATAAACTGGCTCATCAAGACGTGAATCCGGAGTCACAAGGTAATCCGTAACCCCAGAACCATCCGTGGGCGAAACTAAAAGCTTACCCGACCATGACGACAAATCAAGCCTAATGGTAACCGGACTAATATAAATAGGATCGGAAGTGTTGTAAACATATGCCTCCCACGCAGCAACATCCGAGAAAACACGAACGCTCCCACCCGGAGCCGACGCCGACGAACCGTACTGCGTAAAGTACATATCCGTAGGCAGCGTGTTGATATAAGGCGCAGAAGCATCACCCCCGTCATGACCCAAGAAGTTCAAGTCCGAATACGGAGCATTAGATCCTACAACCCAAAGCTTCTTGTCATAGCCAAGAATACTACCATAACGGGTAGCGATGCGACGAAGGCGATCCTTAGTGGAGAAAGACGAAACAATATTATCACCCGTACCCCAGTAGTCTCGAACAGCATCAACACGTGTATCCTCCGCAGAAACCAAGCCTACAACATCCGGATTCAAAAACACAGACCGCGGCAAGAAGTCATGGAGCGCATCCAGAACCTGCCAGAACTCAACGAACGACGAATAAGAGGCCGTAGGAGTACCTAGGCGGTCATCACTCGCCAAGTAAATCCGGAACGGAACCTCCGCATAGTTCAAACCCAAACCAAACAAGGCGCCAAATAAAGCAGAAGCATACGGAGAAGTGCCATACAACGAAGTACCAACGCCCGACCGACGACGGGCATTCAAAATCTCGGCACCATTAAGCGTTTCGGGCACTGTGGCGAGCTGTAATGCAGGAATGGTAGGGAAGTACTCCCCAGACACAGCATCGCGCAAAATAGCCCCGGATTCATCATGGACATAATCCCATATCTTGACAAAGAAGCAGCAAGGCTTACCATCCGCATACGTAAACAAGTCAACACGCTCCGACCATGTAATAGGAACAACCGGATCGACAAGAACAGAAAGACCCTGAAGCGTATCCAGCGACACAGCCTCCTCCTCCGTCTGGGGAACATAGTAATAGCAAGACGGACGAAGCAACCACTGAGGGGCGGCATCCAAATCTGTACTCGTATAATAGCTCACAGACTGAGGACGCGACATCAGAGAAGCAGCCGTAAAGTCAAACCACTGAAGGTCTGTCGTAGTCAGGCCCGACTCCGATAGAAACTTATACCGAAGCGGCATGTTGAAGCCCAACAAAGTATAACCCTCAGAAGAACGTGATGAATCGGAAACATGTAGAACCTCGACGAAAGGACCCGACGTCTTAAACAAATCCCCAAAGTCATCGAAGGCAACACTATAAGGAACTCCATTAGACTGCATGAAGTCCAGAGCACGAAGGTCCATGTTCGAAAGGATGAGATCCAAGAACTCATCCCAACCCGGATCAACCCTAAGCACCTCTAAAAAGTAACTCCGGAAAACCTCACGAACAGCATCTAAAGTCATGACACCCTAATCTACAACAACGTCCGACAACAAAGGATAAGTAGCACCGCCCGTAAGCGTAGAAGCAATCTCGTACTCCACATACTCACCAAGACCGCCACCAACCAAGCCGTAAATCGTACCCGTCGAATAGTCAACACTACCTACCGTAGACAAAACCAAACTCGAACTCAAGCCCGCACCAAGTGTCGAATAGCCAGAAGCCGTAATACTCGAAGCAGAACCCGACCAGAAAAGACGACTACCATTAACCAAGCCGCCAAGCGTGACAGAACCACTCGAAGCAGACAAAATGGAAGACGGGTAAGCCGAAGCGCCGAACTCAACCTCCGAGATCAATCTGTAGCGGAACTCCGAAGACTCCGAAACGGAAATGACGAAGTAGACGACACCGAAATAGTACTTCAAACTATCACCCGAACCACGGGTATACAAGGCATACATCGTAGACGGATCGACAACACGAAGCGACAAAGGCGTAACACCCTCCAAAGACCCAACACCCGCGTTAAGCATAGTCAAGCTAAGGCTCTTAGACCAGTTGGAACTACCATCACCAATAGAAGTCCCATCGGGAGCATAAATGTCAAAGCCCGTAAGACCCGAAGTCGACGAAGACATATCCGTCAATGGCATATACCATACCCCATTATAAAAAGCCGAAGCATTCACATAAGAAGCAGGAGTGGCAGACAACAGCAACGTCAAGTCATAGTAATAATTGCTCCCCGTACGGCGGTAGCGAGCAAGACCACTAGGATAATAAGTAGACTCACCTACCGTGACACTCTGAGTGGAAGTCACAGAGCAAATAAGGCTATCCGACGACGACCCCGAACCACTGACGCCTAGAACACCGTTAACCGTAAACGACGAATCGGGACGAACAACGAAGTCAACACCCCCGACACCGTTAGAAAGCGGGGTGACATAAGACGGATGCGAGAAGATAGAATACTTACCCGAATGGAAAACACTCGAATCCTGATACAAGCGAACAAGATTAGCGTCCGTACCATTATCGACCCCGTCGTACCACATGGCATACAAGCCACTACCATAAGGGGCAAAGGATGCTGACAAGGGCGGAAGCGCAACAGACGAGTCCGAAAGAAGAAGGCGACCATCCTCCAGCGATACCAAGTAACTTACGCTGCCACCGCCAAGCCAAACATAGTCACCCAAACCCGACATCGAAACATCGGCAGCATTCAAGGCGTTACTGAGACCGGAATCTAGGATCACATACTCCTTAAAGCGACCCGCAGAATCAAAGCCCAGAACAAGCCCCGAAGCGTCGTACAACACAATAGTACCCTCCGACGGCAAAGACTGCAGAACCAAAGAGTTCGAAACCTCCTCCGTAAGCTCCTCAATGGCGCGAATCGTAGCCGTAATACCCGAGATGCCCTGCAACGTAAGCTCCTGCTGGATCAAAGCACTCGAAACCTGTGTCGACAACGTGACATTATCATACGAGTACAACTCACGAAGCAAAGACATAGCACGTGGAAGCTGGCTCGAACCAGCACTACTAACATCATGCAGGACAACCGTAAACTGCAACGGCTGGGAAACACTAGTACTATACTTAGGACCCGGAACCCCGTATTGATACAAATAATCCGTCAAAAACTCGAAGGCACTATCGCCCTCATGCGTAGGCTTAACATAAATGGAAATAACACCCGGAGAAACGTCAAGCCAGCAACTCTGAACACTAGGAAAGCTCAGAACGAAATTGCGAATCTGGGACTCTGTGACAATGCCCGAATTCTTGAAAACCTCACTAAGAAGGTAATTGCGGGCATAGGACAACGACTGCGTCTCGCCATCCTGTGACGACGAAACATAGAACCCAAGCTCCGACGAATCCGAAGACGACAAAAGCGGCAAAGAACCCGTATAACTCGGTGTCGTAACCTCAAGGCGGCTGCCGGAAGAAACGGTGAACCTATTATAGGTCCCCTGAAGCCAAACAACCGTATAATTATACTGCGACGGCAAAACTGGCTGCGCCCAGTTACTATCACCGAACAGAACGCACGTCGTATAATCCCACAAGGCACGGACCTTGTACAACTTAGCCTGCGGAGACGACAAAGACGCATTATAACTCGTATAAGGAAAGACCGGACTCACAACGTCACGCGTAGAGCTACTCTGGGCCTGAGCGAAAACCCAGACACTGGAAGACAGAACATCCGAACCCAACTTAACGTAACTGCTCTGGAAAGAACCCGACTGAAGCTCCAAGTACAACTTCCACGGAGTAACACGGTTCCCCGGAACCGTAAAAGGAAGGACCATAGACGAACCCGAAAGCATCTGCATAGGGATACCCTGATAAAGAGTAACCTCCGAATCCGTGCGGCAGTACTCGATATTATAGAACGAAAGCGTCCCAATCGTAAGGCACAACTGGAAAGGAGCACACACAACCGCACGACCGCCCGGAAGACCACGAAACCCAACCTTAACCGACGACGGACGGCTCAAGTCCAAAGGAACATCCTGCGTGTAAGCATACGAGATAAGCTGATCGGCACTATACCGGGCAAGCGATACAACACCATTAACAGCATCACTCAGAACCTCAGCATCCGACTCAATGTTAGCACCGAACCACAAAAGCTCCTTGCCAACCATACTGTCCTTCAACGAAGACCACGAAGAACCACTCTGCGACGAAACCTTCGATACAAGCGAATTATATATCTCCTCTATAGGACGAGCCATGCAATTATAGACAATTAGTTAAACGAACTCAGCGAATACTCAAAATCATCAAGGCGACCACCGTAAGAAACACGGACCACAACATTATCACCACTAACACGGACGTCCTCACAGACGCAACCACGCAGCTGCGTGATAGTAGCCGAAATACCCGCACGCAACGTAAGCTCCTCAACAACATGCGGCGAAACACGGGAACCTATAACAGGACTCTGCAAAAAACGACCATACCACGTCTTCAACAGCAAATACAAAGCCTGCTTAAGCTCGTCATAACCATAGACGAAACTCAACGTAGAAGTGTCCGACAAAACCAACGGAAAATCCATGAAGCATCGATTTATGGGATATATAATTGCACAAAACCAAAAAGCCCACGCAGCGTCACATAGGACGGCGAAGGCTTAGACCAGAAAAACCAGAAACCCCCTCAAGGAATAGCCGAGATCGCCGCTGCGGCTACACTAATGGGATTCTCAATAGTAGCAAGACCATTAGACACGGCAGGCAACTGCGTAACCCCAAGCTCGTCGCACAAATCACGGCAGTCGCCAAGCAAAACTGAAGCGTCATTCAAGGCGGCACCCAAAGAATCCTTAGCGCCCGAAGCGGCCTGACGTAGACCACGGCCCGCAGACATAATACCCGCACCAGCAGCAGCTGCAGGAGTCCCCGACTCTGACAAAGTAGACCCCGCAGCCTCCGTCGCTGTGCCCGTCGTAGAACCCGTCAAAACCGTCCTCGCGGAGGACTCAACCTTAGAGAGAGAGTCACCTAGCTTCTCCCACTGTGAGTCAAGCTTATCCAACTTGCGGTTAATATAATCCTTCGAAGCGTCCTTGATCATCGCACGCAACGCAGAGCGACGACGCTTACCCTCCTCCGGGTCCTCCGGAACACTCTCCTCCGACTTATTCAAAGACTCCGAATACTTAGCGTCGATACAAACATCAACATCCAAACCAAAAGGAACTGCCATGACCAAATAACATTAATGCGTGAACGTCTTATCCTCCAACTCGTAGTACTCCTTACCAAAGTAAGAAACCGTATTTGTACCACTACCAACTGCAACCAAATCCTTCAACACTGCCCGCATGAAGGACTCCAAAGACGCAATATTAACAACGCCACGGTTAGAACCATCGTGCACTACAACGTTACCATCCGTGCTGCGAAAAACAAAACCACTGCTATTCTCATAAACAAACGAGGAACCTACAGTGTAAGCAACACCCCATGTAGAACCATCACTACTCACGCTCTCCCACAGAACGCTATAACCCGAAGCAGAATCCGAAGCATGCGTACTCCATGAACCGTCACGACTACGGCCCAGAACCAAAGGACTGTCATACCCATTACTAACATCCACAAAGACAACATCACCCTCATTCAAAGGAGCATTGCCTACAACCGGAATCCGCAAACTCCGATCCCAGACATTAGAACTCCGAAGCTCAACACGACCCTCACCCGACGGATCACTAGAACTACCGCCTACAACCAAAGCCTTTATCAACATAGCAAGACAAACAAAAACCCCGGAAACCCACAACGAAGGACAAATCACACAAGAACGCAGTCCAACGTTATATCCTGAACAGAACCGCTATAAGCAGTACGATAACCACAGCAGATATAACCGCGACCCGATTCACCTACAGCGTCCATATGGCGGCATAAGCACCCAGCGCCAATATAACCCCCGACAATCTGGACACCGTTAAACTGGACCAAGATCCCACGGAAGAAGGAACGCCAGAACCGATTACGACTCTCCCAAACACGGCGCTCACAGACACTATCATTACTCATATACAAGTGAAAGCCGCCAACGCCGCTATTACCGCGAAACAACTCACGGCGCAAGGAACCAACGCCACCGTCACCATCGAAGTAAAAGTCTACGACACCCGGAACATCCGTCTGCCAACCGCGGTCCAGACTAGGACTACCACCACGACCTAGAAAGCTAAACCTACTGCTACTAAGATCACTAGAACTCCACAACAGCAGATCGTTAAAAATATAACCCCCGGAAGCGTCATAGTGCAAAGTACTACAACCACCACCGAGGCACGCACCGCCAAGCGTCAACGCATCGAGCAGCTTAATACCACGAAGCCGTGGCAGAACCCAGCGGAAGCGTGAAAAGCTACTACCACTATGACCATTATAAAAAGGAAGACCCAGAACACTACACAACTCAGGCAACGTGTAATCTCCATTAACGCAGTCGCTAACAACATTGCACTGATCCCAGAAGCTCTTAGGATAGCATACGTAATCATACTTATCGTCCCCAGACCCTACGCACGAAATAACAACCCACGAAACGTCACTGTCACCAAACGTGAAAACATCACTAGGCAAAGCAGAACGAAGCGTGAACCGTAACTCAGGGCAGTACTTCCAAACACTCTCCTCGAAACTCCAACTCGTAGGCGTAAACTCCAAGGAACCAACACGTAAGATCAGAGAACTCATAACATAGACCCCTACTGCAAACTCAAGCCCGAAACAATGTCCGGACTCAGATAACTTATAGAAACACCGCTAGGAATAGAAAGCCAGTTAATACGAGGATTCAGAACGCAAAGAATCCGGCGGTAATAACTAGAATCACTCCCATACAACTCACGACACAACCATAACAGGTTGCAACCAACACTCGTCGCATACGTAAGACTCCCGTAACTCTGATAAGCCTCCTCAATAGTCATGACAAAAAGATTTTTAAACTAAAGACGACCCGTAACCGCACCGTAAAGCATATCCGCAGTAGCAACACGCAACGTCTCAAACGTCAAGCTTACCTCAATAACCTGCGGGAAGCCACCGTCATAATAAAGCTCCGGAATACGAACACTCAAACTACGAATAAAAACATCGTCAACATAAGTCCGACCGTAACCCAAAGCCAAACCGCTACCCGAAGTCTGGTAATATCTTACCGAACCACCCCACGGAAAACGACTAGGTGTATTGCTACCACGGGTCCGGAACGTAGGAGGCGTAACTAAAGGATAAACGCTACCTACATACCTATCAACGAAATCAGAAACACCCGAAACGGCATCCGCAGCACCCGAAGAAAGCTTGCTAAGAAAATTGTAAATATTACGGGTAGACGGAGTATTTAAGGCCGAAATCCAATCCTGAATAGAAGCGTCCAACTCCTTAGCGTGATCCCGGAACCAATCCTGAACACTAATAGCAGCACCCGAATCAGGATCGGTAGTACGACGAGGGTACGTCAGGAAAAACAAGCGAAGCAGCGGAGCAAAGAAATCATGAGCAACACTCGTCTCCAAAACCAAGTAGCACTTAACACTAAAGCTCAATGGCTCGCTGCCCTGAAACTTAAACTTATGTGGATAGTCAACCTGTGGAACCAAACCCCAACCAACCTGAAGCGCGGAACCTAAAACCTGACCAACAATAGTATCACCGAGACCACTGCCCGGAAGCGCACCGAAGACAGACGTCGTCTTAATAGGTGCCTCAAGACCAAGACCTCCCTCCGAGTACATACCGAAGCTCCAAACGCCCGCAGTGCTAGAACTACCATCGGAATACTCACCAGCAGGATCACTACAGCTCGTGACAAAAAGCTGTATCTTATTCAAATCCCGGATCTGTTGGACACTCAATGACATTGATAAACCAATTTATAGGATATATAATTGCTTAAAGCCAGAACTACAACAAACAACGCCTACGACGAAGGACGAAACATAAACCACGCAACCAGCCGAAACCACACACAACCCCCCAAACCCCCCATAACCTACAACGAAGGGCAAAACTCTCAAACCTCCGCGCAACCCCGCAACCACACACGCACGCAACCCACAGCCACAACCCCCTCATAACCCTCATAAACAACAACGAAGGCCGAGGAAAACCCCAGCCTGTCATCGTAATAAAATAGTAAGTCGTAGCATATACGTATGTGCCTGTCAAAACTTCTGAAGGTTGGAACTAAGCCCCGAAACATCCTGCTTATTCACTGCCGACGAGAAGTCATTGAAAGCAACTGCGCGAACCTGTTTAATAGCCGTATCCGAAACAATCGAAAAAGACTCCTGACGGGCAATAGCCTGTGTGAGCTTCTCAATAACCTCCGGGCGGCGAACGTCAATACGTTCATCAACACCATAACCGGAGAACTCCGAAATGTTATGTGCATACTGAACAATGTCATCTCCCTCGTAAGCCGGACGGTTCGTGTAACCTCCACCTACATACATGCGGGAAATATCACCAATGGTAGTCCAAGCACCACCAGACCGGGAAATATCCTTCCGAGTCTGGTAATTCAAAAGAGTACCCATAGTAGCACGAAGACTCCACTCCGGAGAAGTGAAACGCTCGAAAACACGACCCCCAGAAGCTTGAACCGTACCCGACTTACCTTTCCACTGCGTGCCGAAAGCTTGTAAGCCTGTCAAGTTATAAGCGTTCTTAGCTAAAGAGGAACCCAAAGTAATAGAGTAACCCGGAGCCTGTCTATCTGCTGGAAAAGAAGATGTCTGCGCCATAGGAACTGAAATGCCTAACTCCGGCATGATAGAAGCGGGATTAACCGTCGATCCCATATCCGAAACACGCCGAAAAGTAATATGAAGATGAGCACCTGTAGTATGAGCACCCGTGTTACCGGAAATGGCTACAACGTCCCCTTTGCGGACACGTGTGCCCACCGGAACAAGCGAATTGTCCTGCAGGTGAGCCATGCCTACCACTATGCCGTTATCAAGCGTAATTTGGAGCGATTTGCCGCCCGAGCCGCCCTCCCATGCGCGGGTCACAACACCATCGCCTAAAGACCGCAACGGAGTGCCTCCATCAATACGCAAGTCAAGACCAGAGTGAGGTCTACTATGAAGGGAATCAATGACACCATACTCCGTAGAAACAACACCCTTATCCTCACGGGTGTACTCCTCGCCGACCAGAAGCTTATATAACTCGGAACCAACATAACCCTGAACCTCCGAGTAAGCACGAGTACCTCGAACAACTGCACCACCACCGGAACCAGAAGCAAGCTCCGAAAACCACGTAGGAACCAAAGCCCACTCTGCCGTAAAGTCCGATTCTGAACCGTCAATCTTCAACTTGGCGGTAGATGCCCGGTGAATCAATTTGAAGCCGCCAAACAAGAGAAAACCCCACAAAGCAGCCTGACCCACAGACATCACAATATCCAAAAGAGCAAGACCCGCCTTAACCGACGCAGGAATAGCAGCACTCCCCGCACGACGCAGAAGCCAGCCTAGAACCCCGCCGCCATCCTCGTCATCATCCGTAGACGCAGAACGCTCGGCATCATCCGCAACATCATCTATATCATGAGACTCGATATAAGCACGTAAAGCAGACGGAGACATGGCAGGCAACTCTGCATCCGCAACGTCCTCCGAAGACAGTTGAGCCATAGCCGCAGCCCAGACCTGCAGCGTCTCAGCGGAGAGAGCCAGAAAAGCATCAACACCCGCACCCTGTATGTCAACCTCTGCCCTCTGCATTACATGGAGCCTGTAGGATCGTTAGCGGTACGAATAACCGTGGTAGAATTGTTATTGACCATAGTGGCATTACCAGAACCCTCAGAGGACGACGGTGACGATGCCCGAGACTCACGAAGGACATCCAACTGATGGGCTAAAGTATCAACCTTGTACAGCAAAGCATCCAACTTCAAATCGGAAGCAGAAACATACTCCTCAAGCTTCGGAGCAGCAGAACTCGTCGTGGACTGTATAGACCCCGCAATACTAGGCAAGAAAGTGGAAAGCTGAAGTTCAGGTACCACCGCAGAATCACCTCCGCGAAGACGAATGTTACGCAACGCCAGAGCACGCTGGAAGTCGGCCAAAGCTCCTGCAGACGCACGGCGACCCGTAGCGCCCTTCATACCTAACTTCATTATCCCAGCATCCACATTATCATCTGCAAAAAAACTAATAATATTGAATGCAGCCGCAGTCTGATAACCTACCACACTCGGATCACGCAAGGCATCGTACTGACGCTGCATATCCGCAGTACGAAGCAAGCCACTACCGGACGGGGCTACATTAACCTCACCACGGGCGATCTTATCCCAAGCCTCTACAAAGGCAGGATCAGACTCCCCACCTTCATAACCCTGAGCACTCGCAGCCATAGCACTGTCTGCAGTATTAAAGAACATATGAGAATACATGCCATCTGCGCGACCCAGATAATCCACAGGGCGACCAAGCTCGATACCGACATTACCACTAGTAATCATCCGGTAAATCTCAGGATGCTGAGCAAGGAAAGCACGGCGCTCCTCGGGCGAAGACTTACTCAGCCAATCCATAAGCTCACCACGAGCAGCGTCGGTAGATAACCCGGACTTACCCAAGACCAGCTCGGCATACATAGCAGGATTGGACGAAAAAGCGGAGGACAGCAAAGCATAGGAGTTAGACCGCTGGCGCTCCGACTCAACCTGAAGCAACAACGACGTAGAATAGCCCATCTGCTCTTGGGGAGACAAAGAATCATAAGAAGTAGTCCCAGAAGCATCCTCGATCTTACCCAAAGCAACCAATGACGGAGAAGACCCCGAACCCTCGGTGAAAAGGTAAGCCGCAGCTAAACCATGCTCAACGGCCCACGCGGCAGAGACAATATTAAAAGTCTTACGCTGAGTCTCCTTAATCTCAGACCACGCCTTAATGGAGAACAACGCCAGAGCAGCAGCACTTGCAGGACCACCAGCGTACAAGACAGATAAGCCCTTCTTCAAGACAACGCCTGCACCCAAAGCACCGAACCCTAGCTTAGCAGCAGCAGACAAAGCCTCGTCAACCCCCGACGCAGCAACGGAACGATCAATATCCGATAAGCCCAGAACACGCATCGGCTGCATACCACTAACATCCCTATTGAAGCTATTAACATAACCCTGCAAATCGGAATCCATGCTCTTATAAAGCTCATACCCTGCGTTAGCAGAAGCAATAGTAGCATCACGGGTAGACTTGGTAGAAGACATAACCAAGTTGAATACATCTCCAAGACGATTCCAGATAGCATCTATCTTATCGCCCCACTCCTTCCACTTATCCGGATTGAGAAGAACATCGTTCAACCACTGCTGAACCTTCTGATTGCTGAAAAGACCATACAGAACGCCAACCGTCCCCGCAATGCCGCCCAGCAACTTCAAAGTAGACCACCAATCACCACGACCACTCTTAGACGGCTTAGGCTGGCGAAACTCAAGGCGCGCAGGTGCACCCTTCGTAGGCTTGCCCAAAGAAGCAAGAATCGCATCCGACGTAGTCTGAATAGTAGACACAGACTGATCGAACTTCTCCTCACGCTCGGCCTCGTCCAAAGAATCTATAAGGTGATCATCTGACGAGGATCGAAGGCGATCCCACGTGCCGCCCGAGGTCAAGCTACTACCAAGCTCAAAAGCACTCGACTGCAAAGCTGCACTCATGCCAGACCGGGATGGACCACCTCCCGAGCGGGTAGCCCACGAAAGCATAGCATCAAGCTGACGCGGAGACAAGCCCCCAAGCGTGGAACCTAACCCCGCAGCAGCAACACGCTCCGAAACGCTCAAAAGACCAACACGCTCACTAGAGGAAATGCGAGGAAACGACGCAGCACCCGAACCCCGGCGGGCTAAATCCGAAACACGGGACTCCTGTGTAAGCAACGAGTCAACAGGCTTCCCCGACATGACGTTAGAACGGATGCTATCAAGCAAAGCTAAGCGAGCGGACTTCTCAGAAGACGACGCAGACGAAGACTCAATCGTCTTCATCTTATCATCCAGCGAAGCCAGCAACTTCAAGGAATCCTCCAGAAGCTCCTTGTTGGCAAGAAGATCCTTGCGGCTAAGATTGACCTTGTCAATCTTCTCCAAATACTCATCCAGCGCGGCATTTAGGCCGCTAATTTTAAACTTCTCGTCCGACGCCATATAACAATACCACTACTTAGCCTGAGCGCGCGCATTCGCCTCAAACTGCGCAAGCATAGGCATAGAAAGCTCCAAGAAAGACTTGAAGTCAACCATATGTGAAATCTGGGAAAAACGGTTGACAAGACGTGCAGAGTCAAGCATCTTAACCGTATCCCCAAAAGGAACCAAAACCTTAACATCACGACCACACTCATGACACTTACCCATTATACTCGGACGAACACCATGAAACGCAACCTGCGTGAACAACAACGCCGAGAAGTAAACAGCTAACGGATACTGACTGATGACATCAATACCTTTAGCGATAGCCTCGTTATCACTACAGTCCTGACCAAGCGTCGCTGCCATGAAAGCCTGCTCATAACGAAGACTGTAATGATCATAATCGGCTAAAGCATACTCGACCAAGCGCTCCTCGTCTGAAGCACGGAGAATACGGTAAGTATATTCAACCCCCAAGTCATCCCAAGTCTTCTTAACCTCCGACGGCGTCTTAGGAGCAAGCTCAATAACCTCCTGCTGCGTAATGTCATAAACAACAGAGCTGACAACGTCCTTGCCACCGTCCTTACATACAGGACAAACAAAGTCCGTAGTAATCTGATTCATACAAACACCCGACGCAGCGATCATAAACAAATAATCGCGGTCGCAGATGGTCATACGCTCAAGGTCCTCCGGATGGGCCAGAAGCATGCGAACGAACTCCTGACGAATCTGCTCCTCCGTGTAATCCGTAGAAGCAAGCTGCGAAAGATGACCGACAAGCGGCGTGTTTAAAACAGTCTGCGTGAGACCAAAGATACCATTAGACGGAAGCTGAACTATCATATGAAATTAATTTGAAGACGTGACATGGAAAGAACGAAGATTCTCAGCCTTCGAAACAGCCTTACCTAAAAAGGTGCTATCCTGCCAAACAACGAAACGATAACCTATTTGCTGAGACCAAGTCATAGGTGCAACTGCAGACGGATTCACAGCAGGCGTAGGAGTCCCAAAAACACAGCCCTCGAACCTGCAAAGCTCAATAGGTGTATCCTCCATAGAGTCGCCACCTGCACTCGGACGGTAAAGAGCATAAAGGATAATCGTAGGACGGACATAAGTACTACCCGTACCCCCTAAAGAATTGATAATACTCTCGTTAGTTGCCTGCTCGCCTACAGGACGACCCGTAGTAGTGGAAGCAAAGTACTCCGAAGACGGCAAGCGCAAAGCTCCATTAGATGCAAACTGATCATTGTACAAAAACAGAGACGGAAAACTAGCGCGGGTATAATCCGGATCCCCGGAAACATAGAAATTGACAGTCAGGTAATCCTGCGAAATAGACGGCATGGAAACCCCCAAGATCGAGCTATGTGGTGACCACGACAGCGTGGCACTCGGACCACTCAAACTCGTCAAAAGGAAATCCGTGGAATGCCACTGCAAAGAGCTGTCGTTACCGTCCACAAACGTAAGACGAAAGTCACCCTGCAGAAGCGGAGCAATGACATGACGAGTGCCGGAGGAGCCTCCCGAAGCCGAAAGACTCATGAACTCACGACGCGAAGCAACAGCACGCTGAACCAAAGTACTTAAACGACCCATAACTCTACCCCACGTTAGTCAATTTCGTAATGTACGTATAGTGAACCTTCACCGACCACAAAACAGGATCACCCGCAGAACCCGCAACGGAAAACTGAACCGGGTCAATATCTGTAATAAAAGCATCACACAAGGTGCAAGCCGTAAGCAACGTAGATGCAGCAGCAGATGCGACATTCAAAAGATTGCTGAAGAACGAAGCACCACTCCCTATGTTGAGAACATTGGAAACATCACCCATAATGAGATGAATATTATGAAGACGCTGCTCGTAGTAGGCGCGCTCAATCTCATAACGAACTGCCGTGAACCTACTATCCGGAACCTCGAAAGACCAATCCCCCGACTGGAAAACCTGTGTCGGAAGCTGAATAGAAACACCGCGAACCGGAACCTCAACCTTAGCATACTGCTCAGTAGGGAAAGTCAACGACTGAACAAGAAACATAGACTGAGGTAAATTAGGCCACACCATCGTAATATCCCGCTTCGTCAAAGGAGCAGGAATGGCAGCAGTGAAAGCAGAAATCTTAATACTCATCGCAACACCGATATAAAAAGGAAGCTGTGAGGTGGGACACTACAACCCACGCCCACAGCCTCCTAGAAGTGGATAAAAACACCTGAAACTACAACCCACGAAGGTTCTTGTTCTCAAGCCACTGGTAAATGAACTGATACTGCCACTGCCAGTTGGTCTCAGGGGTAGCCTGATTGAGCTGGACGTCACCACGGCCTGCAAGCCACGCACCATGCAGAATGACCTCGAAAGACTCGTTACTATTGAGGTCACGGGCAATGACACCAATATCACGCCACTGCGTGGGATCAACCGTCAAACCGCCCGTAAGCTGATTCCAAATCTCAGAACGGATGCCATCCAGAATGGAACTGATAGTACCGTCGTCCGTCTCAGGAACAACAAACTGCCACGTGCCCGAATTCTGAGCAACCGTAGGATAGCGAATCTCCTCACCCGCAACGTACAACCGCGTCTGACGGAGAGAGTCCGACGGAAACGACGTGCTCTGAACCGTGATGCTGTAATCCTCGAACCCCGGAATGGACAACGCGAAGTTGTGAATGTTCATCGGGTTCGTGATGATACCCGTGAAAGTCTGTATTTTACGTGTCATAGGACAAGCAAGAAATTTTTATTAATTAACCATCGAAACAGACGAACTAACACTACCATCACGGGCGATGATATTAATATTAATACCCTGCGTCAACTTCAAGAAGTAGCAGACAATATTAATATTCAAGTACTCACCACCGTTCGTCAGATCATCGCTGTTCAAAAAATCCCCAATATCGACATACGACTCTGCCTTAAGCTCATTGCGGGAAATGAACCAGCTAAGCATCGTGTTCATACGACCCTCGAGGTCAATACGCGAAGCCTTATTGGCCGCAACGTCCGTATGGATAACCTGCTCAATAATGTCGTAGCTATTACTAAGCAAGAACTCAATGACACGCATAACGTTCGCCTGAGCAAAGTATGAAGTACCAACTCCGTAAAGGCCCTTCACATCAAAGATGAAGTTGCCCGTAGCAGAGCTATAAACAGAACCAATACCGTCCTCCTTATGCATCTCAACGACGCTATCGAAGCTCATAGTCCGAACAAGCGTCGACGGGTAAGAACCATAAGCCTTGTAAGACGGAAGCTGGTTGCGATTGCGAGTAGAAGCAGCAACAGCACTAATACGACCGCACCACCCCGCAGTACAGTCAAGGTTATAAACCTTAACGCCCATCGTAGTACGAAGCGTATAGCGCTCCCAACCTACGATACCGAACGAGTGCATGTTCAGACCCGCATTAGCAATAGCGTCGAACCAAGTGCGAGCATTCGTGCGAGTAGTAGTCTCCCAATCAACTTCATTGGGATTGAACCACGCAGATGCATTAACCGTCGTGGGGAAGCCAAGCAAAGCGCAGCAATCCTGACGAAGCTCAGCAATCTCAGACATCTTAGCCATGACCTTACCCGGACCCGCAGAGGAATCAAAAACAGGAGCACTATTGCCTTCCAGATAAGCATCCCAAAGGTAACTATTAACCAACTCCGTAGACGACGAAATATCACGATCCTTGAAAAGCTCGTAGGCTGTGACGAAGTCATCTGCCACGTAAGCCGGAACTGTAGAAGAAGGAGAAGCAATGCCCGGAATCTCCGCATCAGCAACTGTGTATGTGAACGGCGCGTTCGTCAAAGCAACACTAACAGACTTACCCGCAGCCCACGCAACGTCCGAAACAAAGTACGTAGAGTCATTCGTAATGACATCAGCGTAATTATACGAAACACCGTTGTAGGTCAAGTCCACAAGTGAGAAAGTCAAGGTCTCAAGGATATTGGTGAAAGACGGCTGCGCCGTAGCACCCGAAGCCCTCGTGCTCTTACCACGAGCCGAAGCACCAGCAGTAGTGTAAGTCTGACCCGAGTAAGCCGCAAGCTCCAGACTATACATCTGGGTTCCCAAGAACGTCTTAGGCGACGCCGACAAAGTAATCTGGGCAGGGAAACCACCCGGATAACGAAGACGGAACAAAGCCTGAACCGTAGGTTTAAAATCACCCTCAAACGAAGTCTCGATAGCCGTAGCTACATCCGAGAAGTCAATAGCCGAAGAATCGGTACTATAAGGATACAAATAGGTACCTACCGTACCGGCACTCGTAATATACACGAACAGCCAATTCTCTTTACTGCCCAAACGGACAACCTCAATATAAGACTGATTCTTCTCGAAAGCACGAAGCGCCGTGGCAAGCGTGCCATTCAAACGACCCAAACCCTGAGGATTGAAAATAGAACGGAAAGTGGTACTATTGCAAACAACAGGTGTCCCACAAGGACCCCAGTTGGCATCCATAACCATACCCATCACGTCGTCAGTACTCGAAGCCTCGACGTAGTTGGTTTCATCGGCGTATTGCACTGAAATTAAGGGATTTGCGCTCTTTCCCATGATTGTAAACCAGTTATTTATTTATGGGATATATAATTGCATGAGTATCTTTATGTACATAATGCCAACGGAAACCACCCGACGTAATATGCTCCCCTCTACAGCATCCACGAATACCATAGACAAGACCATAAGTCGCCTTAGCGGCAGCAACTGCAGACGGATAAACATGCAGCAACTCGCCCTCCAAACTGAACTGACCCACATAACGATCTGAACGCTTGATGGCTGGCGGTGCAGGATTCTTGAAAACCCACTTGAACCCATAAGCCGTCTTTAAAGTGCCGCGACAACACTGACTAATAGGACCATAACAAACTCCCAGCGCAGCACTTGCCTCAACAGCGCTATCAAACTCCGCCAGCAACTCACCCGACAATGAATACTGTAGCACAGCCTTACGATTAGCAGCATGCAACTTAGCAACATGAGAAGGATCAAGTCTGCGCCCCTTGTGGATAGCTGATAAAATAAGCCCAGTACCTGCATGATGTGGAACCCCACGCAAAGCTAAAGACATAGCACGCCTAGCAGCCTCTGAATGCTTTCTGCCCTTATGAGCAGCCGACAGCTTCCGGCGTGTCTCCTCCGAAGCCTTGCGGCCCTTAGCCGCACGAGAGATTTTCTCCTTCGTCTCCTCTGAAAGCGGGCGACCCTTGTACAAGGCCGAAAGACGCGCCTTAACCTCCGGACGGCACTTGTAGCCAAGACGACCCTCACCACCGCGTGTGAGGTTATAACCATGCTCCGGGTTATTAGAGTCGTAACGCCAAATGAAGTAAACCTCCAGCGCATTAAGCCAAACCATAAGGTCCGACCGCGAAGGACTAAAGACCTCCGCCAAAACCGTGTAGCCCCACGTCTCCGGTGGATAACGCTTCCGGGCATCACGGATGAGATAACCACCATAATCGCGCTTGGTATTTAACCAATACTCCTGACGCTTAGTCTCATTCGTAGTCAAGCCGACGTAGTACTTAACCGACGGCGAAGTTCGCAAGTAAATAATACCTCTGTACATACACTAACACTACGTATGCCGCAACAAAAGAAGCGACGACCTAAGTCACCGCTTCAATTATCTATGAATAAAAACATAAGGTCGCAGGACCAAAAACCCTGCGAAAACATATACGTATAAAAGCTACGCCTTCGAGATAGTACCCTCGACCATAGGCGGCTCGTCGGGAATAACCCCGCCAATGGGAAGCGGACCCTCCGCAATGAGATACTTCTCCGCCATAACACCGTTAGGAACAAGCCAAAGACGGTAGCCGGCCCAACGATGGGCTTCATCATAATCTTCAAGAATCAAACTCGAACGCCAGCGCATATGAAGCACGCGCCGGGCACCCTTCCGGTCCAAGTTGTCACGCTCGCTCTCAACACGGAACCGAAGTAACCTCATGCCTACGTCTAGATGCCAGTCATCGTCCGGATGGAGAATATGAGCGTAGGAGTCATAAGACCACCGCTGACGAATAGTATTAGCAACACGCCAGATGTCCTCCTGCTTCTCGACGACAAGCTTAGCGTCGTAAATCTGCTCGAAAGGAAAAGCCCGCATGTGCTCCAAAGTGCCGTCAGCAGTAGTGCAGTACGAGTCGTAAGCCTTCGGCAACGTGAGATCAGCATCCTCACGGCTGTAAACCAACGACGGATACTTAAGATGATCGTCCAACGCCAAAAGCTTATCTATGTCGGAAGCGTAAATGGCTTCACGCAACGGAGGATACGCTGCATGAAACCATTCCAAAACCGCCTTCTCGTACTGAAGCAAAAACATGCTACTTCGATGCTAACTTTTTAATCCCATAAACATAGTCCTCTACGTTCAAAGACCTACTGAGAAGATCCTCAACCCCAGACAAGAACGCAGCCAAAGCGTACACACTGTTCAAAGACGAAGCGTCGAACGATACCTCAATGGGGTCTTCATATACATCCGAAAGGTCTTCGTATGCGTAAACCGTGACCGTAGAATCATCGAAGCCAAGATAAACCTCATCCCCGTCAACCGACTTAAAAAAACCCTCAAGGCGATCCGGCTCCGAAGACGCAACCTCGAACGTCGGAACCATAGACAAAATAGATGCCGCAGCAGCAGGAAGGCTGAACGTACCCGTAGAGTCCGTAACCTCCTCCTTAACCTCGGCGTTCAGATCAACCATAGACGGAATATCCTCCGCACCGCCCTTGTGGTGAAGATGATAATCGGCAAGACCTTTCGAAATGCGCTTGCCTGTAGCAACCTTATCGTTTACCGATGCCGAATTCTCGGAATCGCAAACATGTGAATAAAAAGCCCCCATAATATAAAAAAAATTATACTCCAGATGTGTAAATGAAAACCTCCGCCTTCATCTCCTCGTAGCGATCACGACACTTATCCGAAAAGGATGCTAAAGCATCAAGATTGACCGAGCCATTATCTGCGTCCAGAACAACAGACCGCAAGATGGTAAGTTCCTTCTCTGCCATCTGCCAAAGAACATACATCTTAGCGTAGATAAGGCGATCCCCCGCCAAAGTATCCAAGTCCGAAAGACGCAAATAACGACGGTAGGTGAGAACCGCAGGAACGTAACGAATCAAAGCCCTATGTGAAGCAGCATCAAAATCAACACGAACACTACGGTTACCCTGAAACTGAAAGTCGATCTTAGCATTCACAACAGCGAAAGCATCCTCCGGGAGCGACGTGGATTGAGACGAGCAATGAACATACTCCGTGATGTATAAGTCCGAACGAAGCTCGTCAACACACGACGAAATAAGATCATCCAAGCTGCTAACCGCAAACGACGAAACACCATCACCCTCCCAGATCGAAACACTCCGCGGAATAGGATACGTCGCAAATAGCTTATCTTTAAAACTCAAGGACGCCATAAAAATCACCCATTAACGTACATATGCTGGCACGAAGCACAGAAAAACAACCGACCACTACAATCCCGAACGGCAGAATAACCGTCCGGCGCCGCGGGCGTGGAGGACGAAACAGGACGCCCACCGAACACAAAGTCCGAAACAACTCCCCGAGCGTCCTTCACGTAGAACCGCTTAATGCCACGGGGAACCGTAACCGTGGATACTGCCTCGAACGAAGACCAAGACTTCTTATCCCAAGACATGCTAACCGGAGAACCTCCATAAATAACACGCATAACGGAAGGTGTACCGTAGGCATCCTGAAGGGAGACGCTCTTCATCGCCTGATGGAAAGAAACCCCGTACACGCAAAGCGTATCATGATCATCACGGCGCTCCGGGTAAACAAGGCATTCCAAAATACCTTGAGAATTGCGGTTCACAGGCTTAACCGCAGAGACCGAATAAACCATACCGTCAATCAGAAAACGATCATCAAGCATCGGCAAGCGCGGAAGCCCCAAGCATGTCATATTGACAACCCACGGAATGAGATCACCATCCTCGACCAAAGCATCATCACCGAAAGATTCCTGAACATAAAACATGTCCGGATTCTTCTTCACAATAACCTGCTTGAAAATACGGGCAACCTCAAAAGAAGTACCATCCTGATAAATGTCGAACTCCGTCTTATTGACCATAAAGAAACAGTCGGAACGAAGCGGATGACGGGATATACGAATATCCGCCATCCGCGCAGCAAAAAGCGTAAGCGCGTTCAGTCTTATAGCAGGCAACTCCGACATGAAAAACTAGGAGTTACGCAGAATGTCATTAACAGAAGACAAAGCCTCCGAGTAAACGCCGTTGATCTGAACGGCAGCAGCAACCGCAGACATAGCATCGTCGAACACTGTATTCAGAACAATAGCATGAACCAACGAAGGAATATCCGAGCCGACAATATCCATACGGACCTCCTGACTGTCGACATCCTTAGAAATCTCAAAAGACGCCTGTGAAAGCTTGCCTTTCAAAACGGCAGCATCACCCTCACCACTGATAACCCAAGCATCCGATTTAGGCGCCATAGCCTCAAGCTCCTCCTGAAATGTGGCAAAGTCTGCAGACAAAGCACTATACAAATCCATAACAGCCAAATTTTATTTGTGGGATATATAATTGCATGCGCGCACTAAAAGACACACAAGCCAGTAAAGATAACCCAAAACCGCGAAAAGAACCGCGCAGACAAGCCAAAAACCTAGAAGATATAGAACAACCCCAATGAGGAACTCAAAGACCTCTAGAACGACCATAAGGCACCAAATTTTGAATTGTGTGTTAGTCCATCAACCGCAAAAAGCGGCAAATCTTATGAGGTAGCTTCAACCGAAGCTTCTCACACAGCAAAACCCAACGCAAATGGGACGGGTGAGACATATAGAAAAAGGCAGTACCCGCCTCGTAACAAAAGCCATAAAATAGTCCGTGATTATACGGAGGTAACTCAACCTGCTTGCCGTTATCTAAAAAACGAACGACGAAGCTACAACTGCGAAAGCCGACAACCTCCGCATCGTAGCCTCGACCAGCCCAGCATACATAAACTCTATCGCCACGCTTAACCCGCCGGCGACGGCCAAGACAAAACCCCATAACTACACCAACTTAGAAGCATAAAGAGTATGCAACGCATGCAAACAACGTAACCGAGAAGTAGTATCGTGGAGTGGCCACCAGTACAATGAATGCGAACCACCAGAATGATACTCACTAAACTCAGGAATTAAATCATATATAGAACAATAGAACGGTAAAATATGATTATTAAATAAAATACTCGATAAGCGATAACCAAGCTTAGCAGAAGCATCATAGAATACACGACATAACCCCGTAAGGGCACCCTGTGCAATATGTTGCTTATAAAGCAAAGTAGTCTCATTTATTATAAGAATCGTATCCGTAATCCTATGTGTACGCCAATAATCAACAAATCTCTTGCGTAACCGAGCAGAATAATAGAGCATCAAATAATCTGTAATACAATCATCACCAACTAGATGATCCGTAGAGACAAACCCGAAACGCGCAAAATACTTAAACACCCACAACTTGAAACGTAACAGACGAGCAGGACGCAAAACATCACATGCAGAAAGCGATAAGTCACATGCAAGAGTAGACAAGGCTACGGACACTCGCCGATGAACACCCCAACTCAACGGCATAGTCTTAGCATAAGATACCGCATAGTAACAAGCCAGATCATGCTTGTTAATGGAAAATAGAATATCAGCTAAATCAAACTTCATACAATACCTGAATGGCAATTGATAACTTTGTAACCTAATGCGTAAAGCTCATATGCCGACTTAATCCGCGGAGACGACAACACAGGACTACCATTATCATCCACTAAGACTATCTTGAGATACAATGCCCGTCTAAACACAGTACGGTCTACAATCTTATATAACGTCTGAGAGCCAAACGGCTCGTCCGATGGTTGAAGAAGAACGGTCCCCTGAACAAGACGACGGCAATAACAACGATAACGATAATACCGATAACCCGCTACAGCCTCAGCAACCAGTAAAACAAACCATAGAATATAAAAACCAAACCTCATACTATTCAAAACACTTATCGGAGGTGATTATATACATTACTACTAAACATGCGAACTACTCATTCAGGAGGCATAAACCTCCAGCGGATACAGCATTCGAAATACCGAAGCCCACTTAAGCTGAACCGATTTCCAATAAACGTAACCCCCGTTAGCACTATCCCAAGAAAACAGCCCCGACAGTAACCCTGCGTAAGCAACAAGAGAAGACGCAGAATACTGTGCAGCCAAGAACTCCCGAAACCAAGTAAGATAATCGTGATCTGTACCTTGTAGCGTAATACCATGCTCCTGCGCCGTATAATCTATAACTCGCCAGAGAAGACCCTCACCAGCAAGGAAACCAATAAACTCCGGAATAATCTGACGAGAGTCTAAATGCATAGAACCCATAACTCAAATCCATATTAAGTTATCTGTAGAAATATCTCTACAACACAAAGATAAGAAAGTTAATTTAATAA